TTCGCTCAGGAAGTATACTTCTGTGATGTCTAATTTCATTTGAATTTAATTAAAGGTTTGAAATTATTTAGCTTTCAGTTGATTCTGAAGTTTATTCACTACGTCTGCCAACAAAAGTACGTCTTTTCCATCGAAACTACAATCATGTAGCGTCTTTAAAATATACGTAAGCTCTTGCTGGGTCAAGGTGTCAGTGGTAATGCCACCAACATTCTTGCCCTTACCCAACAAACTCATTACTCTACGTAAATATAAATTTCGGAAGAATCAATCTTGATGTTACCGTTCTTCTGGTAGTTTGCGTCATTTGAAGTAACAACAGCTGCAATAAATGCGTCAGAGGCAATCGCAGTTTGGTCTTGGGTAGCGCCCGTAAAGTCGAGAGCGAATCGAGCAGCAGAGTTGTCCCAACCCAAAGCTGCGGCTGCGGAAGCTCTTTGGAAAACAATTCCTGAGTCAGCGTTAGCTGGGGTGCCAGAGTTGTTGTTTAGCGCAATAAAGTGGTCCTCAAGAAGGACATTTTCCGAGTTTACTGTGGTTGTAGTTCCGTTTACAGTAAGGTCACCTGCAATGGTTACAGACTGATCGTCTGAAATTGTCATCGCGGTTACAAAGGTGTTTACGGATGTGCCAGATGAACCTGCTGGTGTTGCGGTTTGGAATACAATGTCACCACCAGCTCCAGTACCAGTACCAGCACCACCAACAATAGCGATGTTTGATCCCGCTCCGTCGGTTGCTCCTGCTGCTTGGGAGTTACCACCAACCTTAGTGAGGGAGATAGTAGCGTCTAGGTTAACCGTTGGAGTACTAGTTCCGTCCGATACACTAATGTTGGTTCCGCCAATAACATTAGTTACTGTACCAGAACCAGAAGCCAGAACCTGCGCATCGACGTAAGCCTTAATCGATTGCTGAGTGGCAAGGGCTGTGTCTGAATTCGAAGAGAGGCTGTCTTGGTCAAGGATTGCTACCTGAGCAACAGCAGCCGTGGCGCCTGTGACATTACCAAGAACCTTCATGGAGCCGATGTGAGCAAGCTTCCCTGCAATTACACCTGTAACTGCACTGGTTGCGTCTGGAATGTCGAATTTAATAGCATCCGAAGCACGGGTAATAACGACTGGAGAGTTAGTTGCTGACTCGAACGATACAGCATCGTCCGCCGTGTTTCCTGTAAGAGCTAATTGAATGATGCCAGTTCCCGCAGCCGTCTGAGCCTCAATCTGATAAGTGTTATTAGGAACCTCTGTCAGAAACGCGGTTGAGTTAAATGCGTTGGATCCAAATGCAATCTCAGAGACCGTCAACGCCCCTTCTGAGGCACCATCGGTAGCAGAGACCACGACGTTTACCGTTCCAGCTGCGGAGACGTCAGTTCCCGCGCCTAAACTTGCGGTTACCGTTCCTACTGTTATGTTAGCATCCTCAACGAGGACTTTTTTCCATGATGCCATGATATGCTATTTTTTTTTCTAAATATTTAAACAAATATACAACGTATTTATTAGGTCACTCCGAAGTATAGGTTATCATCAGTGTCCGCATACATTCCCCCCTCGAAAGCTGTAGGGGGGGAAGCTGGATCAAACTGCTTAAACTCTACAAGACCGTCTAGATTGATCTTTCCAGTAGATGCTGGGGATGGAGTAAACTTTATCGTTTGATCTGTTGTAGCCTCTATCTTAAACACAGACCCTGTAGAGGACATCTCCACAGAGTCGTTAAATTCAATTTTGTCGCTTTCGCCAAGCTCAATATTGAAATTGTTTGTTTGAAGGTTAGCCCCTAGCTGAGGAGATAAGTCTTCTACTATGTTTTGCAAACCACCACCAATAATGGTTGCTAGGTCTGTCCACCCTGTGGCTTTTGTAGCAATGTTACTAGCGTCTACCAAGAGGTAAAACTTAGAGTCGCCCTGGTGGTAGACTATAGTAACGTACTCCTTGAGCTGATCGCTTACAGACGTAAGACCAGTTAAACCAGCGTCGTTAGCAACCACCCTGACACCGCCCCTCACGAAGTTAGAATCAACAAAAGCTTTTGCTGAGTTGTTATGGCCGTATTCGCCTGCTCTTCCTACTTCAACTGGCATCAGGTTATTTTTAAGAAATTGTTGTTAAATGCGTTAGTTGAATTGGATTTGTAAACGCTATACGTAGTTGATACCCCGTATCGGTTTTCTAAAGTAAAGGTGCCTAGATCAGTAAAAGCCCCTATGGTTGGGGATACACCATCTAAAAGCATAGTGAGTATATCGGTGCTGCCTGGATAGAATATATACATAAACTTATTGCTCGTCTGAACGGTGTATGTATTTGTTTCGTCTATACTTGAAGGATATGACCCTGTTGTTTTTATCTCTCTTTCATTGTTGCCGCTGTCGTCACCACCAAACGCTGCATAAACAGTTTGAACGGCGTTCTGAGAAGATCCAGTAGTCAATGCTGTTGTGTCGAAACACACCTGATAAGAGTGGTAGTAGTTTATGTTAGAAAAGTCACTAGAGGTGTCAGACCCGTAAGTGCTGTCAACAACAACTCTATATCTATGGGGTGTGGCCTCCGCCGTTAAATCAGTAGATCCGTCTGTAGCAACAGTAATTGAATCCGTGTTTATAGCCAGGGAAATGTTATTCTGCGTAGATCCATTACCTAAAGAAGCAAGGTTTGTTGTGGAGTTAGGTGTTGTTATCTCCCTGTAATTGCTTCCTACTTCAAATTGAACAACAGAGTCAATTAGCGGATCATAAAGCTCAGTCCTTCTCACGTCATAACGAAGAGTAGACTGAACATCACCATACTCCCTGGTTGTAGAGGTTGTGCCTGTTGCAGCAGAAATGGTTGAATTGCTCCTAGTTATTTGCTTGTCGCTAATAAGAGGCGAGCTAAAGCTATTGGCTGTTGTGAATTCGTTTGCTGTCTGTTCAGTTGTACCGCTGGTGCTGTCCGTTACCCTAAGTCGAAAATGGAATACGTTGTTGCTAGCCCAGGCCTCTCCAGTGCTATAGACCTTTGAGAGATTCGAGGCCCCAAAAGTAACCTCAGAGGATGTGTACGATTGAACCGTTGTCCAGGATCCAGTAGGGGTTGACTGAGTATTAGCAAGTTGGTACTCAAGCACAGCCGTTCCCGTAGCGCCTTGGTTGGCGATACCAAAGTTTATAGAAGATACAGTTACAGAAGATGCGCTTGAAGGGTGCTGCCAATCAGGTCCAGAAAGGCTAAAGCTAGGAGTGGGATTAACAGCATCAGTGAACGCATCAACTAAAAGCTCTGAAGCGGTTTTTCCATCAGCGGGAATGGTGTCTCCATTTTTGTACTTGCCAAAAGTCTTTACGACCCCCAAAACGGTGGGCATGTTTGCCACATAGTCCTGAGTAAAAGTCACTTGGCCTCCGTCTGCTCCATCAGCTCCATCAGCTCCATCAGCTCCATCAGCTCCATCAGCACCAGCAGGACCAGCAGGTCCCTGAGCACCAGCAGCTCCAGCGGCTCCAGCAGGCCCCTGAGCGCCTTGAGCTCCGTCAGATCCAGCAGCCCCAGCAGCCCCAGCAGGTCCAGCAGGACCTTGAGGTCCTTGAGCGCCAGTAGGTCCTTGAGCGCCAGTTGCTCCAGCAGGTCCAGCGCCAATAGCTCCAGCTACAGAAACGTTATTATTTGCAGCCTGATTTAAAACTACGACCTTAGTGTCAGTGCCTCCTTTTACGACAGATACTTTAATGATATCTCCGTTCTCACTAGATATCTTTATGCTTTTTGGTTGTTCTACACTTATCGGCATAATAGTATCTTAAGCTACTGTTTCTGACACGTCTTCAATAACTCTTACCGTTCCGTAGATTAAAGTAGCGATTACTCCCGCTGAGGTTTCGTGTTCGATATCATAAACATAAAGACCAGAGGGCATCGTCTTCATTGTCGCAGCAGACAGAGTAAAGTCAACTGTTCCTGTGTCTGTATCCGCTGGGTTGGGGATATTGGATTCATTTACCACCACTTCAACTTGAAAATTAACCACAGGGTCCGCAGTGTTCGCAACTAAAGAGCCAGTATCCGAATCTCTTACCTCCATTAGGAAGGTGTCCCCGTCAGAAAAACCCACAACGGGGGGTGTACTAGAATCCGTGATGGTCAACCTCAAGGAAAAGGTATCACCCTTCCTGCAAGTGATGTCAACCCTTTCAGATGTATCTAAGTTTATTTTTGTAGCCATCTTATCCTAATATTTCTGATGTTATGTCTCCTGGTTCTTCTGATATCTCGCCGCGTTCTCCCTGCCTCTGAGAAATTAACTTGCTTTGCTCCACAGACTGCTTCTTAACCCTGTCATCTTTTCTGTCCTCCTTAAGCACCTCTAGCTTCTCCTTAAAGTTCTCGTCATCTTCTTTAAACCCAAGAGTGGCCTGAGCTTTAATGATCTCAATCTCTTTTCTAAATCCGTGCTTCACCTGTTCTAATTGAGCCTCTAATTGACTCTTAAGCTGCATTTCTTGAGCTTTTAGCTGAGCTTCAATTTGCATCTCCTGCTGTCTAGCTTGAGAAGCAGCTTGAACTGATTGTTGTTGAACCTGAGCTTGCTGCTGAGAGTTTTGCTGGGCCATTTTTTGATTCATGGCTAGTCGCTTTTTTCTTCGAACTATTAAAAGTCTTTCTGCTTGAGATATGTCTTTTAACTGTCTAACAGCAATTGCATCCTCCAAATCAATCTCTTTTTGAGACAAAGCAATTTGTATGTTTTGTTCAAGGTATTGACGCTCACCTTCTTCCATTTCTTTTACAACACGCACGCCAAAATTATACATAGACAGGTTCTTGAAAGAACTAAGAACCTTCATGTTTTCACTTCCTATTGCATTTTCATAAATTCTGTAAAGAACAGAGTCTGGATGAATAACTTGCAAGCACTTAACTATGTCGCTGCAAACTTTTTTATACAGCACCATAGATGAGTTAGTGATGTCATATATAGCATTATTTGCCGCAGCTAAAGCTTGCTGCCTTACACCTACGAGCGCATCTCCCTTTGGGGAAGAGGCGTCCATCACCTCGTTAATACCCGTTGCATCACGGATCATACGCAGGTAGTGGTTGTAAAGACCTATAAGCTCGTTAATGTTTCGGATACTATTTCCGATCTCTCTAATAGGCGGGTTCTGAAACCCTCCCTCTGGGTTCTTGCTTCTATAATAAAAAACACCAGTCTGCTCATAAATATCATGCAGCTCAAGGGGCTGAAGGTCACCGCCTTTTCCTAGCTGAACGTTCTCTAGACCTTCGATGTCAATGATGATTCCATCTGGTTTTGCCTTGGCTACTGCTTGCTGAATCTTAAGGTGAGTAAGCTGTAATTGATCGGCAAAGCCGATACAGCTATCAACCATAGACTTAGGCATCATATCTAAGATATTCGTGGAGCAAACAGAGTATGATAGATTAGTCTTGGAGATGTCGTGAATGTTCTTAGGAATGTTATTCTTTTTACTGTAGTTAAACAAGAAATCAGTTCCTAAAATATAACACCCTCCGTACACTGAAGCTGACTCAAGTTTTACTACATCTCTATTAAATACTGAGTTCTGTGGCTTTTTATAGGTCTCCCCCTTAGAGTAAAAACCTACGTTACCGTATCTACTTTCTTTGTTCTCAAAGTATTCGCAATCAACGGACATAAACTCAAAGTCCAGCACCTCAACCATGTACTCGTCGTAACCGAAGTTAGATTGGTTGTTCACCCTGTCGTAAGAAGATTGAGTCAGCTTGCTAGCGTCATACCCGTATTTCTTCTGAGCTTTATCCGCTATCTCCTTAAACTGATTTTCTGTAAACTGATCTCCAGCCATGCGCTTTAGCTCATGAATGGGAACATACCTTACGTGGCCAGCATACGTGAGATCTCCGAAGTCTGGATCCTCCGTAAAGCTATGCACGAAATTGATGGGATCTATGTAATCGGTCTTAATTCCGTAGCTAGGGTCGTTGGACCTTTTGACTACAGCCATTCCCGATACAGCTAAATCATTGACGCATCTTCTAAGAATAGAGTCGTTGAACTCATTCCATTCAAGGGTTAGATTTATTCCTATTTGGGCGGCGATCTCCGAAGAAGACTTGATGTTATTTCCAATAAATATCTCAGCCTCTTCTAAGCTGTCTGGTATATCCTTAGTTGGTCCAGAAATCTCTACTCCTGTTTTTTCCTGAATTCCTTTTAGCGATTCTTTTGCTTTTACGGCAAACTCAATTTTTTTTCTCTCTAAATCTTTTTCAGAAGAAGAAAGCGGGTCAATAGCTTCGAGGTTTGGATAAGGAGATAAAGAAAGTATTTTGTTTACTACAATTCTAACAAACTTAGGAAGGATAGGGACTGGAGTAAAGTCAATATTAAGCATACTTCCATCCCCATTGTTCGGATCTAATGAGGTAAGAAGAGACTTGTAGATAGCTGTGTCCTGAGTTCCGTTCGCGTAACGACGGTTTCTCTCAAACGTGCTCTTTCTTTTGCCAAAAATAGAGTTCTGCTGATCCATTTTGCCCCACTGCTTATATACAGCCTTAGCATAATTAAGTCCGTAAGCTTTGCTTTGCTTATCTTCCGATGAGGCCAGCGGGTCTGGGAAGCTAGATTTTTTGTTGTTACTGTGCATCTGCAATGAGTAGAGTTCTTATAACTCCATGCAAATATAGTAAAACTAGAAGTGCCAAGCTTTGGGCTTATGAGTCCTAAAAAACTTCTTCTCAGTAAAGTTAGATACAGGTCTTTCTTTCTTCTTTGATTTCTGAGCGCCAAGGAGTGCTAGACCAGAACTAATAGTCAAGTCAAACTTAGTGCGCTTATCTATTTTATACGCAATCCAGTCCTCTAGAGTTCGGTTGAAGTACATGTTTCCAAACTCCTCAGCCTCAGCCTTTATGCCTACGTGATCATGTATGTAAGCCTCGATAGCCTGGGCGTGAGACTGTATCACATCCTGCGAGTTAGACGGGATACCTTTAGTCCTTACGTTTACCGATGAGTTGCCTGTCTTTAAGAAGTCAGGTCGGTCCATTAAATAACCGTCATAACCCCTTGACTCAAAGTACCTTACGATACCGTACTTATTGTTCTCTACAAGTAAAGGATACCCGTAAAAGAAAGCACACATCAAAACATCCTCATAGAAGATGCTGGCTAGGTCTGGGCGAGAAGCGTACTCCACTACGAACATATTGGAAGGTACATCCATATTGAACTTATTGTACATATGTAGAGCCCCTTTAGAGCCCCGTCCGTCCACTGTAGCGTCTAAGTCATATGAGTCAACCCCTCCAACGCCGATATGACCGTTAGGGGCCGTCCTTTTGCCTCGCTCGTCATTCTTCTTATTCCTTAGGTGATCGGGTGGCATCCAGGACACCCTAAACCTTCCGTTTGGATCTGGGGAGAACACAACCTCTTCATCTTTCTTCCTCCATATAAAATTTCCTTTTACCACGGGGTTAGGGAACATATCCTCATTGAACTCTATCTGCTGGTAAATCTTACCTATATTAAATAGACTACCCTCAATACTATCTCTAAAGGCCTCGTCCTCTGTAAAGGGGAACTGCCTAATTATCTCATTCAGCTCAGAAGGGTCGTTTTTAAATGAGCTGCGCTCGTTCTTTAGGTAGGTCTTGCTACCTTGATCGACGACCTCCCCGTCTATACCTTGTATGTGTGCGCTTTGTGATGGGTCCTCGACAACAGCATTACCATACACATCAAAGAAACCTTCCAGCGCGTCATAGGCTGGGATGAATATTCTGTATAGCCCAGACCTGGTTCGTCCGTTCTGATTTCTTTCGTTAGGATCGGAGTCAGCCCACAGCTCTCTATACTCGTCGCCGCCTTTATTCATAGGGTTTACCGTACTTCCCACCAGGGCTTTACCTACTACTTTTTTACCTACAATCAAGCAAGTACGCTCAATCCTCCAGGCCTCCCTTATATCAGTAGGCTTCTCCCACTTACCAGCCTCGTCGAGGTATAACATATGTAGCTTCTCACCGTCATATGCGTTATTAGTAGTGTTCTTCCAGTTGATCACCGTATTGAGGGCGTCACCAATCTGAGAGGTCTTGTTGTTCTTCGTAATACGCTTAGAGGGCTCACGAAATGCCAGCTCCATACGAGGGTTTGTGGTACCGTCCTGGATGGGCTTAAAGAAGAATGGGTAGCCGCGAAATATCGCAACCACCTTCTTCATGAATATGTTCTCCTGTGAGTCTTTACCAGTCTTCGACTGTATGCCAAGAAGCTTCTCTTTAACTTGACTAGCTTCGTCCACCAGGACAGAAGAGCATACATTAGTGTAGCCAGAACGACGGCACTTAGTATAAAGCTGACCGAAACAACGAGGATCAGCTTCACAAGCAGCCATGTGGGTAAAGATGTCTTTTTGGAAAGCAAGGTATGATGGGTATCCGATATCAATTTTAGACCATTGTAGAAACATATAGTGCCTCCCTGTAATATACGTAGGTTCCCCATTATTGTAAA